GACACCATCTATCGTTGTCGTTGAAATGCTACTTCCATGCATTCCATTATTGAAGTTCCCATGTAAAGCTTTTACCAAACCTGCTGAAGGCCAACAAGAAGGGTCGAGAGCTTGATTCGTCGTTGAAGGATGAAAAACCTCGGGACCGAAAGGCACACGCTCCCAAGCATTGCGTGATACTTCGATACTAGCATTTTTGGAAGCAACATTGGAAGAATCTAGCACATATCGGATACCTCCCCTCATACCTACAAAAGCTTGAGTAATATAGTTAATGTAGGTATTAGAAGCATACACATAGCGTTTTCCTGCAATGCGTGCTTGATACACTGGGGCTTGAACGATAGCAATAGAAGGAACATATCCACCTTGCATAGGAAGGAAAGGTCTCACAAAGCGAGAATGAGTAGAGCCAGGAGTATTCTCATCACCAATGAATGTAATTTCATGTAGACAAAAACGCTTGACGAGACTCCGTAGTGAGCGAATACTTTCACCAAAGTGAATAAGATCATGAACGTTTTTGCTATTCTTTGAAACCATCGAATTGCAGGAAACATTCTCCTCTTTAGCTTCTGGTTCCAACATAGAGGATCCACCAATATTATAATTAGGATCGGCTTGATTTCTCATGCGACTCAGATCATAACTAGTTGGACATGCTACTTCAAAATCATCGCATGCTGATACTCGAACAACAAACTTTATATCCTGTCCCTCAGTTGGATGAGGAGAGGTGAGCCTATTTAAAACGCTCACAGTAATCACACCATTCCCAACTCTATCAAGATCAGGAGGACTTATAGTTCCATTGTTCATCCAAACTGTGGTAGAACCAAAAGGAATATGCTGTTTAAAAGCAGACGATTGACTCCAAGGAACACAGAATTCCACCTTCTTAGTGGTATCAAGATCTACAATAATAGATCGAGTTACATTCATAAGATTAACATTTGGAACGTTAGCAGGATCATATGTAATTTTAACTCGACCCTTATGGAAAGATGTGCAAATGAAGTCAAAAGTGTACATCAATGATCCCCTCCAATATTTAAAAGGAAAAGTAGCAAACGCAACAGCAGGTAGCAACCATTCACCATAAGCGGGATATGCCTGAGTACACACACATGGATCAACCGTGGAAGCAAACAATATGGCTCCCGGTGTTTGAGATGTGTCCCAACCTGGTATACTAAGAATGGAGGGTCTCATTGCTATGTCCACAATGGACATTTCGTCGCGTGTCGGTGCTCCAACTACACGAGGATCAATTGTGACCTCTTGCTTTATATCAAAAGCAAGTTTGTGTGCATCATCTTGACTGTTATAATTCGACAACCCAGCTTTGGCTTTACGTTGGACTACGGCAGTATCAATGGTTAAGGGCTTGGAAAACCCAAAAAGATTCGCAATCTCAGACGTTGCTGAAGCTCCGATTGATGTAGCTTTAGCATATTTACCAATGTACGGTACATCCTGAAATTTTCCGGACCAATTAGCAATCGCAGATGATAATCTGGAAACGGGTTTAACAGAATACTCATCACCTTGAGGAATAAGAGTTAAAGGTTTAATGGACGTCAATCCTCCAAACTTAACATCCTCAGCCCATGCATATATTGCGACAGAAATGGGATTAGTAGACCCATTAGCCGTCCGCAATGGAGAATATGATCTCATAGTCAGTGAACCCATGTTTTCCCATTCCCTATAGGGAATGCTGAAAGAATTCTTGATCCAAATCATTGGTAACTTCATTTCAGCGCCTTCAGATAAAGTTGAAGAGACTTCACAATTGGGTAACTGGGAAGCAGTCGTAAAATCATTGGCGCCATTTGCATTTCTAGACATTTGATCCAATGATTTCAAGGGGACATAACTACACAATAATTTCCCGTAATAAAAGGAATTACCATTTAACTGAATGCGAACTTTGAGATTGCAACGTAATAAATTGTAATGACACAATCTATTAACTACTCTTGCATCCGAAAAATAATCGCTCCAGGGATTAAAGGTCTGGTAAAAATTGGTGGCTACATCCCAATTGTACTCGTGAATAAGAACCGGACGAGAGAAAAAGTCATCCAGTGTGGTGGTTCCATCTATATCGCTATCACGTGACGGGTCTATAAAAGTTTCATCTAAAAGTTCATCAAAAGTACTTAAATCAAAATCAACATTTTCGGCTGTTGTAACACCGTTGTCCAGCTCTCTGGCAGGGCTGGCATTTCCATGTTCGGAAGCATATCGAGCACTATTAGTATTAGACATGAACATAGAATAAGAGAAAATCAAGAATATAAATATTACATTAGTTCTACAAATACATAAACAAAATATAACAAAAATTGGTACCAAAAGTAGTCAAACCTCGGGTACGTAGGCCTTAAGCCACAAATCAACACGATCATCAAAAGTAACCTTAAGGGTACTATAATCTGCTAATCCGACCTCGGTGCAAGACTGAATTAATTGGTGACGACGTTCTTCATAGTGTTCCCTACCGTAAGCGAACCACTCATGTAGAGCCGAGTCTATACAACTAGCAGCAACATCTTTTTTACTTACAGAAGATGATGCCACATTATAGCATAAACTCTTAAAAATAGATCCTTCTTCGAGTTTTCCGATTTTCCTGTTTATTTCTGGAATAAAATGGCTTTGTCTTTTAAGAAAATCCAATTTATATAAAGGAAAGAAGGGTTCTTCATGGATGGAGTTCTTATCAGGCGGAGTAATCTTGATATCGTGCTGAGCTAAAAAGCTCCGAAGAGTCAGAAAATTAAACTCAGAGCGGATATCAGGGTGAACAGAGCCTTTATTATCATCCCCGTATGTTATTAAACTGACGAATTCTCTAAAGTTTTGTTTATTCGTCATACTGTAGAACGCTATACGCAGATATAGACTATTCACTATGCAATTAATCTGCACAGTCACATTGTTTCCAGAACAGTTTATATGTTGCAAAGCGTATAAAGTTCCATTAATATCAACTAAGGGATGGGTTAGATCATCGATCATATGTTCCATTATAGACAATGATTCTTGATCATATCCAAGGTCGCTGGCAAGTTGAATAAGTATTGCATAAGCACTCCTTGACATTTGACTATTCATGCGCGTATCATAGGCGCTATAATCCATGCCAATATTACCATCACCATTTGTATCAAATCTCTCGGTATAATCCATGAGATCCTGCCATTGTAATCCAAAAGCATTAACCCCAACAGCCATTTCAGCTTCAATTGGGTGGAAACCGAGAAATGCGATCAGAGGAAGAAAATATTTCCTTATCAGAATACTGTGCGCAACGGATGCTGCAGTAAAAACGCGAACCTTTTGGGAATCCTTCTCTTTGACTTCATCTTTGAGACAAGCCGTAAATACTGGATATCCTCTTTTCTTGTTTTTATAACATTCCAGCAAGCGCTCATATTCAGCTACTATGCAAGGATCCGGTATCCGTGTAACAACACCATCCTTAACTTCCATTTCGAAATACTTATTCTTTGGACCAAATATGGGGAATCCCATACTAGTATTCATAATAAGAGGATCGATAAATCGCATACCAGGAACACCATCTATCGCTTCTTGAAAGGTAAGTGGTCTTCTAATTCCAAGATAAGAAGTCGTTTTTGTCCGAAGAGGAGACAAATAATCAACAATAGCCTTATTAACAAGAATGGGATCAAACTGTAATGAAGGTCTGACGACTTTATCAATGAAAGCATTATAATGAACCCAGTTTGGACGCATTTCTGGTGCTTTCCAATTATCAACTATGGGAAAGTTTGCTAGCACTGCATCATAGAGAAGAGATTTTTCAACCTCACTCTTCATTTGGGCACCAACCTTAGTCATTCCAAGAGCTCTGAACGTTGTATCGTTGGGCAAAGTATGGCAGTGCGCATTAGGATGAGTTGGTCCAATTATGTGTTTTCTACCAAATGAGGATAATGCCTCAGGATCAAGATTTCCACTGCAACAAGGAACCAATAATAGCTTCTTGTTAAGTTCGGCTTCCATCTCACAAGTAGCGTCTTGGTCAGTGCTATACTAGTACTGACTTCTGGTGAGCCAGCGATATGTAAGCCAACAATACCACAAGGGTTTCCGTTTGAAATAATCGGAGCCATACACGTTCCAACTCCACCGATATCAGTATGATATGATGATCCTTGAAACTTCATATATTTATGGCCGACAAGACCGTGCTTGAGATAAATGCTTTCTGAATGAATATGTCCTTGAGCATCTCTCTTGACAATTTCACCATATCCAGCTCCTGAAAAGCTATCACAGATTGTATCTGTAATGTCACCAATATCGGGCAAACCAGGTATATGGAAGCAACATAAATCATCCTTAACAACACAAGCATCAAGGGAGACACAAAAAGCAATTGTCCCTCCAGGGCTTGGGCTCCGTGTTGCTACACCCTGCATTCTCTTACGAGGAAGCGTGGTCATATCACAATCGGGGTAGAATATATGCTTTGGAATGAGAGCTACGCCTTTCTTAGGCATGAATAAACAACAAGATACCTGGGATCCGTCATCTCTAGTGAATGTGCAATAGAATATATTGCTTCGAATAAGATTGCACATTTGCGACGAGCTACGATTTCGCTGAGTAGCATTTTGAACAAAACCAGAAATACCCCGGATAACATTTCCTTGCCAACTAGGTTGTTTGGCGATGTTCTCGGGTGATAAACTATCACCTTCAGGAGACACAGAAACCTTGTAAATGCATTTGAGAGCATAAACAAGGGTTACTAAGGCACCTCCCATAACCATGTAACGTGGGATGGAGATGTCACGCAGATGTCTACTGTAATCTGATAGTGCATTTCTATTATTGTTAACTGCATCAAGCAATTTCTTGGCCCTTCTCACTCTTGCACTATATATAACCCGTCGTATAAATTGGGTGATCGAATAGACAACTAAGAGTTGGATAATCATAGTTCCAATGGAAAAACCTCTGGAGCATGTCGACATAAAAGCCCATGATGCATAAAAAGTCCAAAAAGACCTCCATTTGTTATCATAAAACAAATTTATATACCACGCGTCAAACTGAGCCAGGCGATATGAACTTATCTCTAAGATATTCTGCACGAAACTACGTTGAAGTATAATATCAGGTAGATAAGGAACAGCTTCAAGAAGTGAAAAATCAACAATATTGAGAGCCTTAGAGAATATATCATCATTTGACATATTTTCAATCGGTAAATACCCAAAAGAACTTAAAATGCGCACAAAAAGTGATGCATATTCAAGCCCCTCACACTTACAAACAGAAAAAGGGAGAAAATGGTTCGGACAACAAGTTACAGTACTAACTCGTGATCCACTTAACAACTTTTCTTGACTTAGTTTGTGGGCTATACTCAACTCTGACACGACAGTTAGATATTGAAATAATGAAAGATCTCTGCAAATTAAGATAGATCCGTCTTTCATCTTATGATTATATGTTGAAAAACTAAAACCTCCTGTTGCAAAAGATTCTACAACTTCAATATCCAGCATCCATACATCAACAGATCCAATATTGGGTTGATCACGTAATTCAGGGTGTAAGGGATCAAGTAATGCAGTGACATTACCGTTTATAACCTTACAATATTCCGGCTTAACTTTAACAGTAACATGATATAACCTACGCAAAATAGATTCTGGGCAATTCGAGTAAATTGGGGCATCCAAATCTTTCCTATTGGTGGTAACTATACCACACTTAAGAGAGATAAAGACTTTACCCTTATCCTCGACATCTGCCTTAACGGCTTGACCAGGAACATTGTTGAAAAACTTAATAATGGTATTAGAGGGAACCTGTCCATTTTGGGAGAAAGTAGCCTTTGTATTGGCCAAATCATCAAAGAAGATGCCTTCAATATCATTCGTCAAAGTCGAATGATATTTATCATGCATATCCAAAGTAATCTGGAACTTATCATCGGTACTGAAACCCATACTAGATAGGGAAGTTATCATGGTCAATTTACCAAGAGTTGTTTTACCAACTCCGGTACGTCCATACAAACTAAACCCAATAGGGCAAAACCGCATTGTGCAATTTCTATCTTTAATTGCTAAGGAATCTCTGATAGAAATCAACACATTGTATTTATCGTGTAAATACCTACGCATCACAAAATCTAATTTACAATCCATAAATTTTTCGACCAAACCAATACAATCGTTTAAATCACTACGATATTGGGCTATATTGGAGTGTGATCCGTTAATAGCATTGGATTTCATGGCATCAACAGCCTGAAACTTGCTATTAAATTCCCTTATGGCTTGATCGGAATACAAAATGGGGGATAAGGACTGTGTCTTTATCACCGCAAAACCGGTGTCCAAAACCCAAGAAAAGCTTTCCAGAACTGCATCAACAACATCAATTGATCTGATGTGCATACTAGTAAACTTTTCCTTAAGGAGTTGAACCACAGAAATGTCAACTTTTGTACTCTCAATATAGCATAAAGGAATAATAGATAAACATCCCAAAGCCATGGATAACTTAGGAAAGATAGGATTGGACTTTAAAAGTCTCCAACTATCAACTACGCTCGTACTCCCATTGGGATGCATTCCATTATCATCTGTAGCATCTCGGAAAATGCTCCAAACATTGAGTTCATTAAACAATGTAATTATTTGATAATTAAAACGGCTACAAAAGGCATCCATTGCCGTAGCATAGTCTAAAAAGGAGGTCGCTCTCGCCATTTGATGGGCGAAAGTCAAGATACCGAGCGTTATAGTTATGTTCCTCTCCCCTATTGAACTTATTCTAGATTGAACAAACTCATAAAGGAGATTGAACACACTCAAAGATAAACCCTCAGGCATAGCATTAGAATCATGCATTTTCAAGCACGAATTAAATCGTTCTGCATAAGTAGGGTGTAAACGTAAGGTACGATAAATAGCGTGGGATTCAATCTCACGTAAGTAGGATAGATGGTGTAGTGGCTGCACCATCATCTCACTGCGCTGAAGCATATCGAAAACACTTTTTGTTATAATTGTCATTGCGCTTTGTAAGAAAACTAAAGAAGTTGGAAGCGGGATCTATTATAGATCAATGCTCAAATTCTTCTATCCTTCAAGCTCACATAAGACTGTCCGTAGGTCAACGCTCCGTAGAGCTAGTACAAGATGTCAAAGGTGAGACGTGAAGCGTCGTGGGGATATAGTAAATCTAGACTTGTTGGTCTTGGGATTCAGATAGCTATAACTTATTGACTTAATATGTGATCAGAACTCAGTAACTAAACGGTGTCTGAACCTTGCCCTTACCATACTACCAACTAATAGGTAGATATTGGTGAAGAACTTGACTGGGGTCCCGAAAGACCATCATCACACATATACGTTCAAATCAGAAATAATTCTCAACGCCGTGCCATTGGCTAACCCTCACAAAATTTTAAACCATCCCGAGCTTCATAGGGATTCAATGCCTGCGTACATACCTCCTTAAGATGGTAAACGCCCGCTGTGTAACGGGCTAGCAGTTAAACATTTAGGTTGCCATCAATTTAAAAATCATCCACAACCGAATCGAGGAAGATGGACATTGATAGGAAAGACACTAGTAATGAAACTAGTATCTCCATGAAAAGAGTACAACAACTTAAAAATGAGAACCTTCTTTGGTCTCAAACATATAAAGCGTTAGACGATGGAATGAATCCATCAGAGGATCATAATTATCCTCGAAAATTAAATAACGAACAGAGAATGGTGAGAACCATACTCTAGAAAATAGGAACATAAGTACCTATAAACAGTAAAAACTTAGTACGTAAATAAATTATCAGAGAATAATCTTTTCAGATATTCAGTAGTGTAAGTGCTATACACTATTGTCTTAAACAGTTTCCAAGTCTACGACACAGAATCCATGATTACGTCAGTAACGTAAGCATGGTAAAATGTCTACGACCTAGTAATCTGCGACAAAGTGCACAATTACAATACCGAACAAGCTGGGAC